CGGTCGGTTCGTGGGGCGGTCTAGGTCGTGATGTATTCCCCGCGAGCGAGGCAGGTAGCGCAGACCGTGACCTTCTGGCCGCCGGCCGCCTTGCCGTTGCGGTGTTCCATGCCGAGCTTGACCTCGATCATGGCCAGACCAGTGCAGCGACGACAGCGGATGATGTGAGACGGCTTTGCCTTGGCCCGCATACGCTTGCGGGGGCCTTCCGGCTCGGGGGTGCCATCGATGACGCGGAAGGGGCTGCTCACCCCCTGGGTTATACGCCGAGGCCCTCAAATGCGCTAGCGTCGCGGCGGCGCAGCTGGTCGAGGGTGAGAACCCGGCCCTTTGAATCGGTAAAGCGGTCGATCTTGAGCCCGCCCTCGCGGAACAGTTTAGCGCGGGCGGGGCCGAGGATTTCGTTCTGGACGCCGACCGGCTGGGCTTTCAGCCATTCGCCATAGTCGCGCACCGGCACCGGCTCCAGGCCGGCGATCTCGGGGACCATCGTTGAGCGGCAGTTGATATGCCGGGGGGGATAGGGGAAGCGGTCCAGCGGATAGGTCTTGCCGTTCAATCCGGCGCAGGTGAGCGTGGTTCGGCCGTCCAGCACGGCGATGAATGTGGCCCTGGCGACGCCGAGGGCCTCGTATGTAACCCGGCTCGACACCGCCGCAGTGTGCGTCAGCGCCGTGCGGACCATCGCCTCCGCCCCCCGCCGGCTGACCTCGAGGATGCCGTCGCGGTATTGGAGGGCCCTTGTGCCCCGGATATCGCGGACCAGATCGGCGACCGACCGGCCCTCAATGAATCCCTGCCGGAGCGTCTCGCGCACCCGCTTGGCCGAACCGGCCTCCGCGTCGGTAAGCCATTCCCGCAGATAGCGCCCGTTGAAGGGCCTGGCGTTGACCGCGGCGACGACCTGGGCCGTTGTCGGGACGTTGGTTGAGAGGGCCGCGCCCGCCGCTTGCCGGCCGAACCGGATCTGGCGGGCGGCGAAGTCCCGCTCCGCATCCGCCAGCCCCTCAAGGTCAGACAGGAGGCGGGAGCGGAGAACGGTCCAGCCATCGGCTTGCAATGCCCGGACCTCGGCGAGCATCCGTTCCATCTGGACCGGGTCGCGCCCCTCGTTGTCCGCCCGGAGGATGCGCTCGACCAGGGCTTGATCGGTGCGGTTGAGTTGCGCCAAGGCCTTGCGGACAACGGCGGTGCTGTAGCGTGAGAGGGCGATGCGGTGCAGAACCGCCTGATCAAGTAGCCGCTCGGCCGGGCCGGGCATATCAGGCCGCCTCGGCGGTCGCTTCGTCCCCGGCCTCGTCCTCGTTGGCGGCGGCGTCCGTCATGGTCCCGCGCGCCGGGCCTTGGGCCTCAATGCGTTCGGCCTCGTCCTCGGCGGTAACGTCGGCGGAGAGGGTGCCGCGCCGCTTCAATTCAGTAATCAAGGTCTCGTGGCTGATCTGGCCCGCCGCTTCCATGTTGGAAAGCAGTTGGGCCGAGGCGTCCGTCAGGGTCGCGGCCCCGAAGTCCTTGTAGAGCGAGACATGACCGCCCGACCCAAGGTTGGCGTAGTCGGCCATCATCTGCAGGGCCTGGTCTAGGCTGTCCTCGAAGCCTTCCGTGATGCGTTGCAGGTCCGACTTGTTGGCCTCGGCGTCGTTCGCGCTCTCCGTGGCGCTGCGCTGGCCCGGCTTCTTGACCAGCAGTTCGGCGCCGGCCTGGATCATCTGGTCCTCAAGCGCCTCGAGCGACTTCTGGCCTGCGTCGATGGACGCGCCGCCGTGCTCGACCCACTTGATGTCGCCGCCGGCCGGGATGTTGACCGCCGACGAGCCGCCGATGGTCAGGCTGGTCTGGTCGTTCGCCCCGATGATCGCGAGGATCGGCACCCGGGCGGTGTGCAGGATGGTGTCCTGATCGCTTTGGGACTGCCAGTGCTTGATGTTGAGGTGCCCGAGGTCCAGCAACGGCGACTGGCCGCGCATGAAGCCGAGGCGCCAGCCGTAGAGCGGAACGAACGGGATGTAGGTGAGGCCGGTCAGCCCCGAGTCGATCATCGTCCACTGGTCCTCGCCGTTCGCGGCCCTGGTCTCGGCCTTTTCCCAGACCTCGAACGCGCCCGGCGTCAGGACCCTGACCCTGCTGGCCAGCTTCTCGCCGTAGAGGCCGTCGTCGACCGTCGCATCCTCGGCGAGGCGAAGCTGCGTCAGGCGGCGGACCCCATCAACCGAGGCGGTGCGCCAGCCCAGGATTTGCCGGTGCATGACCCGGACGAAGTAGGGGCGGACGCCAGCGGCCTTCTGGTCGGCCTGTGTGGCCACCCTCCCGGCTGTCTGGATCTGCTTCGGTGCCTCGACCAGAATCCCCGCCATCCCGTGCGGCAGGGCCTCGCCCAGCATCTCGGCGGCGAAGACGTGAAGGCTGACGCCCTCCCGGTCGATGTCGGTCGCCCAATCCTTGATCTGGGCTGGCACGTCGTCCCCGAGGGTCAGTTCCTTCGAGAACGGCTTGCCGACCATGACCGAGACGGTGCGGCGAAAGGCCGGGAACAGCGTCGCGGTCTCACGGCGGGCCTTGTAGGCTTCCGGGTCTTCGTTGGGCCACTTCGGCAGATGCTTCTCGCCGGCCGCCCGCATCGCAGCGGTTCCGCCCATCAGGGGCTCAGAGACCGCCCACGCCGCCTCCATGGCGCCGACTTGTGCCGATCGCGCGTCCACCTTTGCGGTCATGCGATCTCCTAGATCCGAAGGGCGGCGACAGACACGGCGCCGCGCTGCTTGATCATCGGCCCGAGCGCATACCGGAGCGCGTCGATGAAGTGGTTATGGGCGTCCGCGATGTCCGGTTTGATGTCGCCGGAGCGGGCGTCGACCTTGTAGCTGTAGAGCCTGAACTCCCGCGCGGTCTGCGGGCAGTCCGGGTGGATCACGACCTTGTCGAAAGAGCGGATGTAGGCGACGCCGTCCTCGACGCTGCCTTTCCACTTCTCGACGCCCTTGACCTTCGGCAGGCCGTGGCGGGTCAGGTGGCTTATGCTCTCCGGTCGCGCACTGTCCGCCCGTGACGCGTGCTGATCGAAGCCGGGGATGCGCTGAAGGATGTAAGCCGCCGTGTCGTCCAGCTCGAGGCGGACCTTTCCGGCCTCGTTGCGGATGTAGAGCGTCCGGTCGTTGATGTAGCTGCGGACAGCCGCAGTGGGGTCCTGAGAGAAGCCGAAGTCGAGACCCTGGTATGGACCGTCCCACGCCGCTTCCGGCTCGAACTCGTCGACCGTGTACTTGCCCGAAAACACCTGAGCATCCGTCAGGGTCAGGAACTCGCCTTCCCAGACGTGCTCATAGGTCTCGGGCCGGAGCCGCTGATCGTCCAGTCGCGCCCGGTTCAGGATGTCCGGGAACCACGGATTGTCAGACCAGTTGACCGTCGTGACGACGCAGTCCTCAGCAGGCGTCGCGACAAACCGCTTGTTGGTCGCGCTCTCCGGGCTTTCCGGGTTGTAGCTGATCCAGTTTTCGGCGAGCCAGTCATCGCCCTCTTCGCGGAGGGTGTTGACCAGCTTGCGCCACGCCGGTTCCGAGACGCCCTCGCCCTCGTCGGTCCAGTTCCCGATGATCCGGGCCTTGGACTTGATGCTGTCGAGGTTGTGCCTCAACCCGGCGAAGGCGTAGCTGATCCGCCGGTTTCGGGTGCGGATGTACTTCTCGCCGATATCGAAGTAGCCAGCCAACCAGTCGTGCGCCCGGATCGCCGCCTTGATCTCCTCCATCGATGACTCATCGAGGCTGTTCAGGTGCTCCCGGCTGGCGAGGAACACGCCCTCGACGCCCATCTCGGCCAGCTGGTAGATACGGAGGGCAGACCGGAGCGCGAGGCCCCGCGTCTTGCCCGATCCGCGCCCCCCCTTGAACACCCGCGTCCTCGCCGGTCTGGCGAAGTTGCGAGTGATCGCAGGGATTTCCTCAATCCGCGCTCGCATCCGGGGCCACAAACTCGACGACGCTGGGCATCACGCTGACAGCAGCGGCCATCTCTGCCTTGTCGATCACGAGGCCGTTCAGCTTGGCGGCGTCCATGAGGCTGGCGCGAGCGACCTGCAGCATCGTCGCCTCGTCCTTCGCCTCGGCTTTGGTGGCGATCGCGAGAAGGCGCTTCGTCACACTGGCGACGGTGATTTCGGTTCGAGTTGCCGCCGCTTCCTTCAGCTCGGCCAAGCGCCGCTTCACGTTGACATTCCTTGACAGACGCGAGGCCGCCGTGACGTCGCCGATGTAGCCGGCCTCGGTGTAGGCGTCGGTCTGGCTTTTGCCCTTCGCCAACTCCTGGGCGAACCGCTCATGTCTGGTGTTCGGAAGGGTCGGCATTGACGCCTCCAAGGGCCGAACTCGCCCCGTCCGCGCCTCGGGTCGCTGCGCTATCGGGCTTTGAATGATCGTCCACCGCGGGGACGGGGCGAGGGGTAGGGCTCAGCAGATCAGGGTGTCGCGGAGCCGGGTGCGGGCGATCGTGTCGGGCTTGATGCGCCGAAGAACCCGCTCCCGAACGTCCATGTCCGCCGCTGTGTCGACGGGCGGCGTGACCTTCCCAAACACGGTCGCGAGGTGTTCCTTGACCGAGGCCCACTGAGCCGCAGTAGGCGGGCCGCCGTTGAGTTCGGAGAAGCCCTGCAGCCAGTATGCGAACTGCTCCGCCGTCATCAGGCGGGCTCGACCGGCGTGAAGTCGACGTAGAACGTCTGGCCCAGCTCGAACTTGCCGATCAGCGCCGGGTTGGCCAGAACGAGGTCCACCAGCACGGACGGCGAGAACCGGGCGAAGGTGTTGTCCTCGTCGGAGCCGTCCTCGGGGTAGGAGCCCGACTTGGCGACGCCATGGAACACCAGCCGCTCCTGGGTCGTGTTGCCTTCGTGCTGGCAGGTCGGCGAAACGCTGCCGACGCGGACTTTCGCGCGCATGGTGGTCATGGTCAGTCTCCGGGGTTCAGGTGAGGTGGTGGCGCAACTCGGAGACAGTCAGCTCCGGGTCGAGGCTTTCGAGGAACAGGCTGATCGTGTGCCGAACCGTGCGAACATCGTGCTCGGACGGGGTCTGCGGCGCTCCCATCTGCGACTTGATGCGGGGCGAGGCAGCAGCCTCCAGCGCGTCGCGGATATCGTCTTCCATCGGCGACTCCGGCGGCAGGCGAACGATGTGGGGGTGTCTCGCTTCCCTTCCTGATCCAGCCGTATTGCCGTGGCGCGGGCTTGGTTCGGGTGGGAGCCGGAGACGAAAACACCCTCGGGCCGGGGCCGGAGGGTGCTGGATGGTCACATTTTTGACCGATGACGAAACCTATGCCGCGTTTCTGCGGATTTCGTCAAGCAATATCGCCTCGCGTTTCTGGCGATAGTACTCCGAGAGGGCGTTGATCGCTGCGGCGACCGCTGCCTTTGATCTCCGGTACTCGGCGGGAGCGAAGGTCCGAAGCCGGGTCAGGTCGGTGCGCTTGTTGGTGAATATCCGGAACGCGATGAGGCCCTCGTTGCCCGTCCTGAGCCTGATTACGGCATGAAGCCTCATGGTCAGGCGGCGGGTGTTCAGCCGGCGCGCGTTCTGCTGGTAGAAGTTCATGGCGTGGGGCGCCCACGGGCTAATCTCGTGGCCGACCATGATTTCTTCGAGCTCGGTCATCCAGATCAGTTCGTTGTCGTTGGACGAGAGGATCACGTCCCTCGCGCTCTGGATCACCTCAAAGGCATGGTCGGCTGTCACGTTGTACCACTCGCCGCGCCGATGGTGCTTCTCGAGCATACGATGCGCCAGCTTCTCGACGGCCTTCACGTTGCGCCAAGGCACCCCCACACGGTGATGCAGGATCAAAGGATCCGGGTTGCCGACGTTCAACTGGCTCAGCCGCACGTCCGTCCGGTCGGCGTGCCCGATCTTCACCGGGTTGTCGTGGTTTCCGATGACGTAGACGAATCCGATCATGGCTAGACGATACCATAGTGGGAGGCCAGAAAGTCCAACCCCAGCTTGACCTGGGCCTCTATTTTTACGGCCTCGCCGTCGTCGCCTTTGGCGATGTCGCGCACCCGGACGCCTCTACCGCAAACGTCATCCATGAGGCCGATCAGTCCGGCGTGACCCTGAAGCGCCCAGCGGCGCGCGCCTAGCAGGCGCTCAGATGCGGCCCTCTTGGTCTCCTGCATGGGTTCTGGCTCGCCTCCGACCCTATCGTTCAGACACGAGCGGTAGGCCGGCTCTTCCGACTTCGCGAAGTCATCGCCGTAGTGCTCGCCCGCCCGGTGCTGGACGAGGGTGATGCGCTCCTTGCGAAGCAGCCACTCCAGCCCGCCGACCCTCTTTGCGACCACCAGTGATCCGGCGAGGCGGGCGTCAACGCCGGTCGCGATCAGCCGTTCATACTGCGCCTTGGCGTCAGCGGTCGCCGCAGCCGCGGCCTGGCGCTTTGCCTCGGACCTCAGTTGGTTGTCGTTCGCCGTCGCGATGTTGTCGTTCGCCCCGATGACCCTCGGCGCGGACGGGCCCTGTCTGGTCTGGCGCTTCCGGCGGCGTTCGGCTTTGCTGGTCATGTGGGGGAGTCCTTGGGGGATTGGTGCACTTCGCTTCGCTTCGTACCCGGCGGTGATGTGTCGAGAGCGAGGGTCATGCGATGGTAAAGCCGACCGACTGGCCCTGCTTCCTTGCCGCCTCTCGCGCTCGCCTCAGGACGGCGCTGGCGAAGTCGGCGGCCTGCTGAGGCGTCATCCCAACCCAGTGGACCGGAGTTCCGAAGTCGATCACGACCTTGCCGCCCTGCTCTCCGATGGCGAACTGAATCGATCCTTCGTCGGCCTTCGTCAGTTGGCCTTCCGGGAAGTCACCTATAGCGCCCTTGAAGCCGGTCGTGTTCAGCAGCTCGAGCATCAGGGTTTGGCGGCGCTGAAACTCAGGCGAGCCGCCGTCGAACGGGTTTTGTCCGTGGTGAGCCATCAGAATTCTCCGGGCGCGACTTGGGCGCAGATGATGCCTTCCGCCCGCCACATGGCGACCATTGAGGCGCGGTCTTCAAACACAAGGTCGGGGCGCTGGTCGGACGCCGCGAGCCATGACGCCTTAAGGGTCGTATCGGGCTGGTGATCGCCCTCGGGCCGCATCCGAATGTTGATGGCGGCCATCCCGTTTTCGCAGAGCCACGCGCGGGTCTTGTCGCGGACTTCGGCAGAGCGGCCCGACCAGATCTCAATGCGATGGCCCATGACCATGAAGGCGCGAAGGGTGCGAATGATTGGCCAGCACGGCTCGTCTTTGTCGCAAGCCGCATAGAAGCCGCGCCAGTCCTTTTTCTCACGCTCCAGAAAGTGCGCCCGGTGATCGGTCAGGGCCAACGTGCCGTCCAGATCGAAAACCACGAACAGCGGACGGCGAGAACAGTCCTCAGCGGTGCCCCGCTGGGTATGAGCCGAAGGCGAATGCGCTAAAGTCTTATCGGTCATGCAGCTTTCCTCTCAGCAAACAGGTCGGGCTGTTCTTCGTTCTCAGCTTCAACGGCACGGCGATCAGCATTGATGGCCCATTGGTCGAGGACCGCGGCAAACTCGGGCTGGGTCAGCCGGCGGGCCTCAGCCTCGGAGCGATGGACCGAAGCGGTGTGGCGGTGGCTTTCAGGGGTGCGGGTCATGCGGCGAACAGGTCGGGTTGAGCGGGAAGGCGCGGCCTCAAGAACGCGGCCATCTCTCGGGCGGCCTTCGCCTGTATCTCCGGCGTGACATCGGCCATCAGGGCGCGGCCCTCGGGGCTGTCGAGGTCGAACGCGGCGCACTCGTAGCAGGCGTATCCCGTCCGCCAGTCGCGGAACCCTTGGGCTTTGGCTCGCTGGCCGGCTTCGGCGCAGTCTGGGCATCCGGGCTTCGTCACGCTGCTCTCTCCCCCTGTTGAACCGGGGAGGGGGTCCGGCCTTCCGCCTCAATCGCCCGGCTCAGCGCATCGGCCGCGTCCATGAGGGCGAACTTCAGGGCTGACCCGATAGGGGCGGCGGCGATCCGGGCGACGAGTTCGGTCTGGATGGCGTGGAGGTCGGTCATGCGGCGTCACCCTTCGCGACGGAATCGTTGGCGGGCAGAAGGCTGGGCTGGCCTGCGTTCCAATCTGGGGCCGCCCAGGTGTCGAAGTCGGCTTCGATCTGGACATAGTTGACCGGATGCTGGGCCCGGAGGTCCGGGGTCCGGCCGTTGCGGACGTAGCCGCCCTTGATCGGGTCCGGCGTCAGGAAGCCGTGGTAGCCGTCGGTCCAGCGGGTCGGGCTGATGCCAATCAGCTTCATGTCCCGGCGGGTGACGTAGCCCCGCC